CCGTTTGCTGCACCACGAAGGGTTTGAACGTCTTTCTTGAATTTAGCAGTGATAGTCATTGTTTTGTTTGTTGACCTTAGTATTATAGAAAAGTGATGTTTGAAAGTCAAGTAGGACGCTTTAGTAAGTGTCCAGTGCTCCTTGCGTGGATCGAACACGCCTCAGGCGAATTATGAGTTCGCTGCATTCACCAGATTGCTAAAGGAGCAAGGTAGGACTGCTGAGACTTGAACTCAGTTCACACCGTTATAAGCAGTGGGCCTTAACCCATAGGCGACAGTCCCATAAGACCAGATCTAGTGTAGAGGACCTGGAACCCTTTGTCAAGAAGCTTCTTCGTGGTCGGTGTGTATTCGTATCACATCGTCGTCCACACCAGCTTCTTGGAATATCTGTACTACTTCATTATACGGAACAATAATAGCGTTTCCGTGCTCACTTTTTATGACGAATGATTCTCCATTCTCAACACGATTCATCAGATTATCAAAATCTGCTTGGAACTCTTCAATTGTAAATGCTGTAAGATCGTTAATTTCTTGATTCATTTTCATAAAGTGAGTTTTATGAGTCGGGGTGACTGGGATCGAACCAGTGTCTTCTTGCTCCCAAAGCAAGCCGTCTACCGCTGACTTACACCCCGTTGTCTCCATCCTTCGTTGAATGTACAATCATTATACCCATTGCTGGTGCGATTGTCAAGAGGCAACCAATGACGAACAATGACACTTGGTTGGTTAGAAGGAACTCTACAAATTTTATCATGATGGATAAGCGTGTGTCAAGGACCAAATAATTAAGCAACCAACAATTCCAAAAATTGTCATTGCAGTATATATGGTATTACTCATCTTCTTTAATTTAATGTAATTTTAAGAAAAGGAAGTAGTGGTGGAATTACTCCAATCAGTCTGAGTAGTCCTTCAGCAAATAAAGCAAGAACCACCCAACCGACGCACATGCTAATGATAGAAGCATTACGGTTGTGTCGTCGTATTGCTGCATCAATCATCTCCTGAACTTCAGAACGACTAATAAACTCGTCACCAGGTTCCATCACTTTTCATCTCCAAGAAACTTAGCAAGAGGATCAACTCTTGTTTTTACAATTTCAACTGCTCTTTTATAAAACATATTATCCAAATTACCAGACTTCTCAAAAGTCTCCTTTATACGGACCCAATTATTATAGGTGTGTTGGTCCATAAGTTTTAAATGATAGTATTACTATATACTAATCACGAAACTTTCATCGTCAACATTTGGTGTTGAATTCGTAACACTGTTGAAGAGATTATTAAATTTGTAACTTAACTTAAGGAAGATCAGGGATTCGAACCCTGGAACGCTATTAACGTTAATAGTTTTCAAGACTATCGCCATCAACCACTCGGCCAATCTTCCGATATTAGAGGTTCAACGAACCTCAAAATCCAAACGACGAACTTTACGTTGTCTACGTGCTTCCTGCCAAGCAATATCTTGAGAGGTCAGTACGTTTGTTTTTGAATTTTCTTTTAATGAGTTTAACATAACTATGCGAGATAAGTCAAGTGCTGAAATCTTATCTCCACGTATTGTTGCCATATTTGGACATCCACAACTTACTGTTTTGGAATGATGTCCTGTTAGTTCTTTGTTACAGTCTTTGCATCTTATTGATAACATTGTTCTTCATCCTATTCATTGTAAGTGTGCTCTTAATTGCCAAATAAACTTCCCATGCGATTCCATCAAATCTTGAACTAAATTAGCAGTTGCATATGACTTTTGCTCTTCTGCTTCTTCCGAAATTTCTTTCATCATATCACAAAACTTTTCATTGTTCTCAAGAAGTTCTGAAAGCATATTGTTTGCCGTAGTAGAACTTGCTGCCTCTTGAATCTGTGTTACCTCAAGCATTCTAGAAAGAGAACTCAAAGGTTTTACATTTAAGTATCTCATATGTTCTGAGAGACGATCAATCTCTTCAAACATAGTCTCATACTGTCCACCAAAGAGTTGATGAAGTTGTGTGAAATCTGAACCTACAACATTCCAATGAAATGCCCAAGTTTTATGGAATAAAACAAAAAGTGATGACTGAGCATCACTCAAGAGTTTATAAAGTTTTTCCATTATACTCTTTTTATTTTTATTTATCAAGTGGGCGATACTGGATTCGAACCAGTGACCATCTCCGTGTAAAGGAGGCACTCTACCGCTGAGTTAATCGCCCGAAAGGTGATGAGTGCCCATCACCAGCAGAAGACACTTTCTGCGATTTTCACTGCATTAGAGGGCAGTGAATAAAATAATAAGGCAGGTGAGGTATCCGTCGTTCGTTTCACAAGTGTCACCGACTTCCCATTCTCCTTTTACTTTCCATACCTTACTATGTAACAGGGGAGGCCATCCCCCTGACCTAGAAATATTCTAGGTTTTAGCAAGTCGGATATAACTATCACGACTTTGGAAGACCCAGACATTTCCAGTCCTTCCAACTCCCCCACCTGGATTCGAACCAGGGACCAAATGATTAACAGTCATCTGCGCTACCGCTGCGCCACAGGGGATTGTTTTTCTTCCTTATAAAGTTTGAAGTAAAGTTTATAATACTTTTTCTTCATTTCATCAAGAATATTCATATCATCCTCAAATCCCATATATTTGGTGAGGACATAACAACCTTCTAATTCACTTAGAAGTCTTGCGATATTAATAGAATTAACTTCAAGTTCCATAAGAAAAAGAATAAGGGTGCCTCTGGCTGGGAATCGAACCCAGTTTCTATGTGTGTTGTCCACCCGTCCTTACCAATAGACTACGCAGAGGAAAGCGGGTGACGAGAATCGAACTCGTGACCTCTGCTTGGAAGGCAGATATTTTACCTCTAAACTACACCCGCAAAGTAAGAGTTCCTGCGTGAACTCTTCTATGACAATTAGAACATAAACAAACACATTTGTCAAGTTCTTCTTGAATTTTTTGCAAAGAATAATTACTTTGCATCATTTGAGATATACCCTTATCTTTTTGACTCTCATCTAGATGGTGAAAATCAATAACAACAGGGTCACTCTCACCACATACAATACAAGGAGTCATTTTTTCAAGAACAAAATTTTTATTTCGTTCTCTACGCGACTTAGATTGTTCAGATAGTTTTTGTTTTACTTCTGGTCTTTGGCGATATCCATTACGATATCTTTTTTCCCAGTTCTGATAATCTTCCTTATTTTTATATGGCATTTATAAAAGGTATGATGTAACTATTTATTATATCATACCTTTTAGTATAAGACAATCATAAACTATTTAAGTTCGATTGTCAAGTGTCGTTGAAAGGACTTGAACCTTCATGGATTAATCCACTGGAACCTAAACCCAGCGCGTATACCAATTCCGCCACAACGACTTAATGGTAGGAGGGATCTCTATGTGCGGACAGAATCACCTTTACCTTCATCTAGACACAGAATACTAGGACCAGCGAGAGGGTTTGCACTTCCTACGATTTGATGGAGTAAGTGTGATATACCTCATAAGGATATAACAGTGACTTACCCTCTATCTTACCACGGCATTCTGGTTTATCTTTCCAGCGCAAGTGGTAACGTCTCAGGAGGGACTTGAACCCCCGACCAACTGCTTAGAAGGCAGATGCTCTATCCAACTGAGCTACTGAGACAATAAACCTCCCTGTTTGTGCTTCTATGAGAGGCATGGGAGGTGCGGGACTTAAGCGGAGTTTGGACCTCCGCTGCCCATGAGAGTATTATAAGGTGCTTTTGCTTAGGTGTCAACCAGCTGCCTTTGCTTCCTTACGTGCGGTCTTCTCTTCAGTGATTTCTGCTCTACGTGCTTTTACAAGTTTAGCGATTTCCTGAAGTGCCTTACGAGCACGAGTACCCGCAGACGCATTACCTTTTACTGTGAACTTTTCGTCTTCTGCTTTCCATGCTTCAACAGCAGCAAGCAGTTCTTGTGATGTAGACATAATAACCTCCAAATAAAAATTTAAGGATGTGTTATTTATACGCTTTAAACGCAATCTTTTACCCAAGGAGAACAAAGCCTCATCTCTCCACCAAGTTTTTTACACTCTTCTGAGTAACATACAGAATTATTAGGAGGTAGTTCTATCAACCTTGGCAAAGGTATTCTAGGTTCATTTGAATACCCTGTCAAGCGTTCATAATCACGAATAGCTTTATCAACATCTCTTTCCACTCTTCTCTTTACGACTCCTGGGTCCTTCAGTAGAACATCGTTAATTATGGTGTGAGGGAACAACCTTCTCTGCGCCTCGTCTAAGAGGTCCCAGAGGCGCTCCTGAGGCGCTCCAGTGCATTGAGAGAGTGTTGCCACCAGGACGCTTAATACGACACTTACAAGGACGATTTGCTTCTGGTCTGGTCTCTTGTTTCCGAAGTTAAAATTAAACATGAAAAAAGGGAGTCATCGACTCCCTCTATTTATTATTCAGTTGTTATATTTTATTGTATCAAACTTCTACCGTGATCAGTCGGTTGGCATAATCATAGGCATAAGATGTACGAGCACCATGATGCCCCCAACCAATCCAACTATACGCATAGTTCATGTAACGATCGATAGACTTACCAGGAACTTTCATTCTATCTACGATTCGTTTCCACTGAACCTCAGTTGTTAGATAACCAAGTTGCGTGTGAATAGACGATGGATTACCACCAGTCTTTCTAGCAAAATCACCCAATCCATAATAACGATCGGCAGATGTCCATTGAATCAGTCCATAACCGCGTCCGCAGTTATTCCAACTGGTTCTACTACCACCTTCACAAATGTTAGGAATAAAAGTTGATTCCTGACGAATATTACCCATGATGGTAGCAAGGGCGTTTCTGTCTTTAATACCAATACTCTGAAAATATGCCAGAGCAGTATTCTCATGTTCATTACACCCTTTACAAATTAGCCTTTTCTCTTTTGGCTTTTCGGGAGCAACCTCGCGGATTGCTGTCTTCTCTGTTTCAAACTCCTTAATAATGGAATAAGAAGGAGCAGTAGCAGATGATGGCAGTGTTGCCGTTGTGGTTGTAACCGTTGCCAGAAGAGGCAAGAGGGCTACAGTAAAGTAGTTACGCATTAAGTTTAATAGAACTCTACATCCGTATAGGGAAAGCGCACTTCCCTCTTCTCAGAGGGCAGACCCCACGGCTCTAAATCAATCCTCAAAGTCTCATAATAAAAAACCCTGCTCATAACAGGGATTTTAGCATTATAAGTTTTTATTTAGTTTTTGTCAATCTTGTGGTTCCAGAGAAACGATTTCCAGTTCATCACCTTCTGGTTCAATCCACTCATAGAACTCTGCAAGAATAGCACGCGCATCCTCTTTATTGATACTCATATCCGCTGCACGATCAAGAGACCATTCCCTCACATGCGAGACAATATCTTCAGTTGTTGCTGTCATAGTAGTCTTTTCGGTAGAACCGTCCCAAGATATTGCTATTGTAGAATGCTGGTTCTCCGTTGTCAAGGGATTCTGTGAGGACATCGTGCTTGAAGAGTTGACTGGTCTCTCCAAAGTTTGTTTTGCCCTTTGTTTTATGTAATGATAAGATAGTTCGACTAAAATTTTCTCTGCCCAATTTGTCAATGTCTTCTTTAAGTTCCGGACAAGACCCATAGTAATCCTTCCAATTAGATTCTGATTTTACCTTTCTTTTTTTACCTTTGGGAGTTCTAAACTGCCAAAGATATTTTCGTCCGATATATTTTCTACCATTCAGTTTATTTTCTATCAAATAAACAAATCCATAATGGTCTCCAATATCAGCACTCGTAAAAGGATTTCCATTATAGATCCAAGGGTTTTCGTAGTCAATATCTATACTCATCAATAATATCAAGGACTTCATTCAGATATTTATGGGCGAGCCCTTTCATATCCATATCGTGCCTGATATGTTCATTATTGAGATTATTCTTTAACTTTAAGATACGAACTTTGAATTCATCTTTAGTTAACTGATTTTTAGACATTAAAAAAGAGGAGTGTGACCTCCTCTATCTATATGAGATTAGTTATTTGTACCTAACCATTCT